GTTGGGGTTGTCAGCCGAGCCAACCGTCGCCGGGTCCTCGGTGAACACGAGCTGGAGCGCACGGTTCTTCTGCTCCGCAACGTGAGTCTCAAACCGGCCATCCCAGTACACGGAGCTCGTCAGCGACTGCACATCGGCTGCTGACCAGTTCGTGGTCTGCGCCGAGTTTGCCTGCGGGCCCCCGATGTAGAGCGCAACCGCAGGAGACGCCGTCTTGACCGCACCGGGATACTCAAACGTCGTGAGCACCGAGGCACGCTTGAGACGCTCGTATCCCTGCACCTCGTGCATAGAGAAGGGAGCCGTGCTAAGCACGATCGGAACAAACGAGTACGTTCCACCCTGCAAACGGTCAGACCAGAAAGCGTTCTGCGTGTAGTAGAACGCCTGCTCTGAGGCCGTTACCGTGTTCGTGTTGCGGCAGGCAATCGCAGGCTTGCCGTTGATGACGGCGAGACGGACGTTTTTCTCGCCAAGGTTGGCAACACGCCAGCGCATCCAGGCCATGAGCGCGTAGTTGAACACGGCGACTTCTGCGATCGTCGTTGCCTCATCGCCAAAGTAATACGTAAAGTATACCTCTTGCGTTTCTGGCGAGTGCGACACCGAGCTAATCGTCGCGGTGTCAAAGCCGTTGAGCCCGGTGTACTTGAGCCCCACAGGCTCGACCTCGAAGCTCGACTTGAGCAGCTCGATGGTGCGCTTGCTCTGGAAGAAGATGCCGACCGGGGTTTCGATGACCGAGCGGTGGTCGACGCAGCCGATGCCAGACGGCAGCTTGAGCGGCGTCGAGAGCGACGGACCGTAGCCCGTCGAGTCGGGCATCGTGCCGGCGATGACGAAGATATCGTCCGACTTGAAGACGATGAGCGCGCTCTCGATGGAGGCGAGCCCCGTCACAGCCCCACCGTCGTCGATCTGCAGCGTCAGCTCATCGTTGAAGCCAGGAGCGTCCGTGGGGCCGAGCTCCTTGGTGAACCAGATGACCGTCGCGTCGTCTGCGCCACCGATGACCAAGCGGTTCTGGTGCACGCACATGGCCAGCGCCGAAGGCGGCGGCACGTTGTCGAGCACGTTGCCGGTCGTGTAGATGAACGGCTCAGAGAGAAGCCCGTTGTAGTCCTTCTGAGGCCCATCGAAGAGCGAGAAGTTGTCGATGACGTAGCCGAGCGGGTTCGACGCGGCATACGGGCTCAGCGAGTACGGAACGACGCCACGGGTCTTGTTGCGGTCGACCACGAAGTCGGCAGACGGCGAGCTCCAGCTCGAAAACGGCATACGGTACAGGACCGTCGCATAGGGCTCAGCCGTCGTGTACGGCTGCAGCGACACGCGCTGAGCATCCGACGCTGCCGTCTTGAGACGGTTGGTGAGTTCGAGGCGAGGGGCGAAGAAGCCCCACTTGAACTTGGTTACAACACCGCCCGTATACTTGGGGGCCTCGTCGCTGTTCGATGCGTCGTACCAATCGCCCTGAATCTCGGCGCACACGGTGTACTGCGTTGCGTTGCTGACGGCAGAGCGAACGGCGCGGCCAGTGCCGTCCGTGTACTCGTACGTCCACCCCATGAGGAAGTCGCCACCAGCCGTGGCCGGATTGTACAGGTTGCAAGCCAGGTTGCCCCATCCTGGGGCAGAACGAGGAGCCCAGAGATACAGCGCCGTACTTGTACCGCCCGTTGGAATGCCGAATGGCTTTCCAGTGTTTGCGCCGTGCTGCTCAAAGTTACGCGGCGTCTCTTGATAGCGCCCGTAGTAGTGCTGCTTCTCCTCGTTCGACTCGTTCCAGCCGTTCGAGTAGCTCGCCTTGCTGAACGCGTACTGCGCAACACGCGGATCGGCGTAAACCGTCTCGTAGTTCTTTGACGGCTCTCCACCCCAATACGTCTTGATAAAACCCCAGCCGCAATAATCGGGGTTGTTGAACCCGTTCTTGTCGTTGAGGCCAGCCTCATACTTGAACCAAGCCCTGGTGACGTTGACGACGCAATACGCATCGCGACCAGACGTACCCGTGTGGTCGTAGAACGCATTCGCCGAGAACGTATTCTGGACGTTGTTCTGCGAACCCTGCGTGGTGACGACGTACACATCCGGGTTCACAATCGGCCAGTTGATGCTCGTGAAGTCCTTCTGCGGCCACATCAACAGCGTGGACTCCGAAGCGCCCACTCCATCAAAGACCGACAAGGTGCCGCCGTTGATGAACGTGTAGTCAGAAAGCTGGAGCAGCTTGCGCCAGGAGGACGGGTTCGACTGGTACCGGATGTTGAAAACGTCCTGCGTCCCACCAGAGGTTCCATCACGCATCGCGGCGACGGACATGCCGACGTTGTCGAACGGCCTCACGCTCGGCAGGTTCAGCGGCACCGAGGTCACGCGCATCATGTTGCACGACTCGACGAAGAGACCTGGGTTGTCCTCGTAGATGTAGTCGCTGCTTCCTGGATTGACCTTTCCTTGCGGAGCATACGTGACCGAGAACGGACTCGACATGCTCATGCGCATCAGGAACGTGTTGCGCTGCGAATCGTCACCACCTGGACAGATGGCGCAATAGAGGTTGTTGCCAGTGCCCTTGATAAGACCACCGACCATGCGCCATGGGCCACCAAGCGCGCCAACAAGCACACCAGGTGATGAAGAACCATTGGTTGCAACAAGCAGTCGGTTGGTCGACTGGTCCCAGCGATAGACCTCAAAAAAGCTGTTGGCCTTGTGCGGGTCTGCTGCACCAAACGGCTCATCGCCATTCGGAGTCGTCGTCGTGTTCGCGCTGACCGATGACAGCGCGATGAACGCCGCACCCGAACCCGAATCAGACTTCACGTCCCAGCGGTGAACGCAATGCTCGATGTTTCCATCGAGTAGGTACTGCGTGTTGGTTGTGCGAATGATGCGGTTTGGCGAATCCGCCGCCATCAACGGGTTCGGGCTTCCGTACAGCTCACTGTACGCGCTACCTCCAGCCGGCCACGCAAACGGAGGCCCTGCTGGTCGAGGAATGACGATGTTCGAGATGGCGCTTGCGGTTGCCGGGTTTCCTGCCGGAGGCACAACACCAGGAAGACCATCCTGAATCGCAATCTCCGTGACGCCGCCAGCAATATTGACGAACACAGACACGTAGCAGACGATCGCAGCACCGACATACACCGGACAGCCAATGTGGACGCCAGGCGTGAAACCAGTGAGCGCGCCTACGATGGTAGAAATATCGACACGGGTAATCTGATTCAGCAACCCAGTCACTGAGATCGGCTGCGGCGCATCCTGCGGATACGTATGGGTCGGAGTCGGAAATGCCGGAGCAGCCTGGTAAACCGTTGCGTTCAGGTTCGGCGTGTAGCCCGCAAGGTTCGGTTCGGTAATGTTCAGCGTCATGTACCGCGTCACCGTCGTTGGCGACGAGTACTGGCTAAACGACGCAAAGGCGCAGACGTAGGTTTGATACGTCAAATCTGGAAGCTGACCGGTAATGGTGTACGGCGTTTGCAATGACGTCGGCACAAACGTCGTTGGTCCTGGCGTAACCGCCGTCAGAAACGGCTCAAACATCTGAACATTGCCGCTCACGCTTGAGGTTCCGACGACGCTTGGAAGAACGCTGTCGTGATTGTCCTGCGTCTGAAACCCGATGAACGGAATCTGCGCGTTGTTCGCGCTGACCGTGAGCGAGCCAAGTGCAGCCGTCAGGAACACCGTCCAGAGCTGCCCATCAAGCTGGCCTGATGCCGTAGCTGGAGCCGTGTAGTACTGCGTGATGGCGCGAGCCGATGCAGCAAGAGCACCCGTTGTAGGGTCCTGCTCAAGCACGATGCCACGGAACGCCCAGGCCTGAAACCAGGTGCCAGCACCAGGCGCAGCCTTGGCCATGATGTTGGGCACGCTGGCGTTGAATGTAGCCGCCCCGGTCGACGGGTTCACCGTCACGAGCTCCGCGTACAGGGCAGCAGGAGCCGCTCCAGACGTATCAATCGGACATGCGGCCCACACCATCGACGCAGAGCCCGTAACGGACCGCTGAAGGCCCGTAATGTCGAACGAGCGGAAGCAGGTCTGGCCGACGGTGCCGAGGGCGTATTGGATGCTCAGCGTCGCCGTGGCGAAGTCGAACATCTTGTACTGGATCGAGCCGCCGTTCTGCCATGCCGCGATGACGTTGTACTTCGAGCCGCTCGTCCACAGCCGCGTCAGCCGCAGGTTCAGGATCGGGGTAGACGTGTTCGCCTGCAAAACACTTGGCGCGACGACGAACGACCCGTCAGACACCTTCTGTACAGCGTAATACAGAATGTTACCAAACGAGTTGTACGACGCCGTCGTCATGTTGGCGTAGGCGAGATCGCTCGAAAGCTCCTGCCCCGTACGCGCACCCGTGAGCCACGCCGTGAAGACGTACAGGCCATCTGGGCTGGGAATCGAGTCGACCTCGATGATGCTCCCGCCCGACGACGTTACGGCATTGAGCGTACCGATGAACTCCGGGATGCGGTTGACCGTGCGCCAGCCGTGGCTCGCGTCCGAACCAACGAACTCATAGAGCTTTGAGCCCGCCGCAAGCAGTGCCTTCTCTCCAGCAGCAGACTCGTTCAAACCAAGCGCCTCGACGCTGGGATCGGGAACCGAGTCGCCGTCGAACGCAGAGGCTGGCTGATTGCCGGTGCCAACTACGAGCGAGAATCCGTTACGCTTCTCCAGGCTGCCAGGCGCACGCATCGTCACGTTGTCAGCCGCAACGAGCGCAGGTGGCTTCAGGTTGTTCGCGTCCGTATAGACATCGACACCCGCAACAACTGGAGCGTTAACGATCTGCTCGTTCGAAGCCATCAGGTAATCTCCAGGTTCAGGCGAACGGGCGTCATCACGTCCTTGCCTTGGTCGTCTTTCGGAGCGATGTAGCGCAGCCGCATGATCTTCTGCCCGAGTGGGCCGGGAACTTCAACAACCTGCAGGTTCGGCGTCGCGTATGGAGCCGAAGACGCTTTTGGCGTGTTGGTCAGCACCTTCGCGATGTTGAACCCGTTCGGGATGCGCCCGAGGTTGTGGGGAATGTCCACGGTCTGACCCGGCTTGAACGTGATGCCCTGACCAGGCGAACTCTTGCTCAGGCTCGTGACCGTCTGCGACGGCGGCGGCTGCTGTCGAATCGCGTCGGTCGCATCCGACACGGTGCGTTGCACGCGGTCAAGCTGCGCGTTGCCACTAGGACGAGGGGTAAACTGCTCGGGCTTTGCTCCCGACATGACTCACCTCCACCAGCCGTAACGGTTGCTCAGAAGCGCAGTGCGCCGAATGCGCTCTGGCTGCGCGGCGTCTCGCTCCGAAGCATGGAGCTGGAACCTCTGAAAGAGCTCGTCACGCACGACCTTGATGGCCGCCGCCTGCTCTACGCTCTCCTCCTTGAGGAGGCACTTGATGGCGCTGTCCTTCACGACCCACTCGTCCCAGCCAGCGCGACCATCCACACGGTCGGAACCTACGAGCATCCGCTGCGGAGCCGGGTAGTAGTAGACGCGGTACGTTCCACCGAGCGTATCAGGCGCGATCGAGAGCAGCTCACGCCCGTTTACCGTATAGATTCGGTAGTACGGAAGCTCGTTGCTGCCTTCGTAGATGCCAGCCTGGCGAAGCAGGTTCTGCTCGTCCCACATGAAGCGGCGCAGGGGGTTGAACGTCGAGATGTTACCCGTGGTTCCGCTGCCATACCAGACGCCCTTGCACTTGTAGAAGTCGCTCTCGATGTAGCCGATCGAGGTGCCGCCAGATCCCGTTCCGGTAACGGCGCTCATGTTGAGCACGGCATTGAACGAGGACGTGTTGTCGCTCACATAGCCGTTGCCGGCAACGATGACGGTCGCAGTACTCACTGCGCCACCCGTTTGAGCCGTAACGGTAGCCAGGCAGCCGTTTGCCCCGGTCGACGGCTGCGTCAGGCGAATCGTGTCGCCGACTGCGTAACCCGTCCCAGAGGGAAGAAACCATGCAAGCGAGATGACCTGGCCCGTCTTGCCCGCGTTGAGAATGTCGTACTCTCCTGCGCCAGTGGACACGATGTTCACATAGCGCAGGAGGTACTCCTGATCGAAAAGCACGATCCGGTCGTAGAGCTCAGCCCACGACTGGTTGACGTACGCACGCACCTCATCGGACGTGACGAACTGCGAGTTCACCATGTCGGCTTCACGCCGCACAGCCAGTTCGAGTTCAGCGAGCGTCCTTGAGTATGCCATGCGTCAATCCTCTTCCTCGTACCCTTCGCCACTGCAGGCCTTGCTCATCTCCTTGAAGATGCGCGCAGCCGACTTGTACT